ATGACGTGTCATCGACCGGCACCTACAACCTGACCAACGCCGGCGCTTCGGGAACAACGGACGTTCGTCCGGTCTTCCTGTGCGGCGCGCAGGCGGTTGGCATCGCATGGGGCCAAGAGCCGACCCCGCGCACGGACATGCAGAAAGATTATCAGTTCCGTCCTGGCGTCGCCATCGAGGAACTGCTTGGCGTGAAAAAACTGGCGTACAATGGTAAGCAACACGGCGTTGTGTCGTGCTTCTTTGCCGCCGCTGCTGACTCGTAAGGAGCATTGAACAATGGTTGCTGAAACACTCACCGCAACGCGCGGTGCAACGGGCTTCCCGATTGCTCACTATGCTGGCGCGGGCGTCCTTCAATGCGCTTACGGCACGTACACCATCGCAGCAGCGGTCGAAGATGGCGACATCTTCGAAATGTGCTGGGTGCCTGCGGGCGCTGTCGTTGTCGGAGGCTACTTCTACGGCGCCGACCTCGATACCGGCACGGAAACGCTTGACATGGACATCGGCTGGGCCGCTAACGGCGGTTCGGGAACGTATGACGCTGCCGACCCTGACGGGCTTGGCAATCTCGGTACGTTGACGGGCGATGTGTTCGCTGCTGGCAACGTGTCGCCGGTTGTGGGTCTCATGTACCCGCTAAGCGGCGTTCTGGCTGCGGGTACGCTCCCGCAGTTCACGAAGAAGACCAAGATCCAGATCGAAGCCAATACAGCGGGCAACGCAGGTCATACCGGCGTCGTCTCGGTGGTTGTCTGGTACGTGGTCGATCCGACGATTGCTGTCTGATGCCGGCTTTCATCTGGAAGGGTGACGACGAGGGGGGCGACGAGTTCGCCTCCCTCTACGGCGTCACGTTTTCGGCTGGCGCTCCTGTTGATGTCGGCCACCTTCTCCCGTGGCAGGTCAACAAACTGCGGAACCATCCGTATTTTACGGAAGTTCCGCAGGACGCGCCGGAGCCGAGAGGCTCACGGGAACAGGACGAACGCGCCATCATCAAGCAGCAACTGGACGACCTCGGCGCGAACTATGACAAGCGCTGGGGCATCGAACGGCTGCGCGCGGCGCTTCAGGGCGCGACACGCGAACCGATGGAAGTGATCGAGGGCGAGGTGGTCAATGGCTGACGCGACCCTTGCCGAGCTGCGCAACCGCGTGCTGCAAAAGCTCAAGGTGCTGCAAGCAGGCGAGACGGCGGAAGCCGAGGACACCGCGCTGATCGAGGGGCTGATTGCCTCTGTAAACGAGAAGCTGCGCGACCTTGGCATTGCCTACTGGTCCGACAGCGCTTGCCCGCAATCCATGCTCGAGGATCTGGCTATGTATGTCGCCTGCCACGCGGCAGACGACTACATGGACGGCGGGCAGGCTGCATCGTTCCGTCAGACTTACGAGCCGACGGCGGAGCGTAACCTGCGGCGTCTTGTGCAGAGCGGCGAGCGGTTCAACAAGCCGACGCGGGCCGAGTATTTCTGATGCGCGTGCCGATGGCGACGTCTGCGGCCTCCGCTGTTGTCACGGGGCTTGCCGAGAAGAAGTGCCACAACGTCTATCGCGAACCGCATCCGAACGACCCGCAGCGCGAGAACGTGCTGATCGAAGCGCCTGGCAGTCTCCAGCGTGCTGACTTTGCCGGCGCGTGCCGTGGCATGTGGCAGGCTGACGGCCACGCCTCGGGCAATGTGCTGATCGCGCAGGGGACGACGCTATCGACGTTCACGCCATCGGGCAACTCGACGGGAAGCCTGACGGGAACCATCGCCGGGACGGATCGGGGGGATTTCGCATTCACCGAGACGCAGGGCTTCGGGCTGTTCAATGGCGGGCTGTACGTCTCGACGGGAACGGCCATCGCGGCGGTCACGGATGCGCAGTATGCAACGCTGCTGTCTGACGCCAGCGCCTCGGCCTTCACCAGCGTTGACACCCTCGGGCAGCGCGGGCTGTTCACGTATCGCAACCGCTTCGGCTTCACGGCTGTGCTGGCGCTCGATGACGTGACGGCGCTGAACTACTACACGGCCGAGAGTTCGCCTGACGACATCATCGCGGGCCGCGTGCTGGGCGAGTTCTACTACCTGCTGGGCTCGCAGACGATTGAGGTCTGGTCGCAGACTGGCGACAGCACGGACCCCTTCGCGGCGCAGGCTGGCATGACGCAGCAAGTCGGCTGCGCGTGCCGTGATGGCATCGTCAAGGCTGACAACTCGCTTTTCTTCGTGGACGAGGCTTTCAACGTCCGCAGGCTGGGGCAAGGCGGCTCGCCCATCATCTCGGAGCCGTGGGTATCTGCGGCGCTGAGATCGGCAGGCGCGGCCAACATCATCGGCAAGACCTACCAGGATCGCGGTCACATATTCATCAGCTACCGCACGCCGACCGCCTGCATGGTGTTCGATGTGCTGACGCAAGAGTGGCACACGCGCGGGACCAACCTGACCGCGACGTGGCGCTATACCGACATCATCACGGCTGCGGGCCGGGTGTTTGTCTGCGATGGCACTGGACAATTTGACGAGCTGAGCCGGGACTATGCCTCTGAGAGCATGGCGACGGCGTCCACGATGGGGACCGAGATCGTCCGCGAGTTCACGGCGCACCTGTCGGGCGCACCGGACAGCCTGCCCATCACGACGGTTCGGCTCGAGAGTTCCAAGGGCGTTGGCGTGGCGACGGGGCAGGGTGTTGACCCTGTCGTGCAGCTTCGCGTGTCAACGGACGGCGGCAATACGTGGACCAACTGGCGCTCACGCAAGCTGGGCGCGCAGGGCGTCTATGACCAGCGCACGGTATGGCATCGCTGCGGGCGCACGAAGCTCGCGGGAATGGTGTTCCAGTTCCAGAAGTCCGATCCCGCGCCGGCCGCTTACCTCGGCGTTGTCGTCAATGAGGATCTGTAAGTGACGGATCGGGCGCCTAAACCGCCATCGCTGGCCGTGCCGCTCGTGGATAAGGAAGGCCGTCTTACGAACGAGTGGTACAAGTACCTGACGGGCGGGGTGAAGTTCTCCAGCAACGTCAACAGCGGCGTGGCGCTTCTTGCTCAACAGCAGGCAGCGGCGGCAACGGCGCTTGCTGCAGAGCGCGCGGCGCGGATCGTCAATGACGCGGCGGTGCAGGCAGCGGCGGGCGGTGGTGCGGCCATGACCTCCAACGCCGTGGCGTTCTCGGGCGGCGTCTCGAGCGGCTCGACGTGGGTCACGATTGCGACGGTCACGCTAACCCCGACCGGCGCGGGCGGTGACTACTCGATCACGGCTTACATTGACGGCACCATATCGGGCGGCCTGAGCGACGACGGCACGGGGGACACCAGCTTCGCGGGCAATTGGCGCATACGAGAAGAACTGACCAGCGGCGGCACGGAATACACGCTCGATAGCGACACGTTTACGGTGGATTACGCGGCGGCTGTTGAGGAGAGCGAGGCGGGAATACCGTTCACCATCGGCCCATTCTGGACGACCTCATTCACAGGCCTGCCCCTGACCGCAGTTCTCATTCCGGCGAACGAGGGCGCGCAGGTGGACATCAGGCTCGAGATACAGCGCGCGAGTGGAACCAACGAGATAACGGCGCCCGGCCTTTCCGGGTCAATGTCTGTTACGTGGACGGCATAAAATGTGGGATCAGGTTGTAAAGTTCGCAGTCGATAACGCTCCCGCGCTGATCAATGCGGGCGCGTCACTGGCTGGCGGCTATCTGTCAGGCCAAGGCGGGCAGGCAGCGGCCAACGCGCAGCAGGACGCGGCGAACCAGACGACCGCGCTACAGCGTCAGATCTACATGGACCAGCGCGGGCTTGCCTCGCCTGGCTACATGACTGGCGGCGCGGCCTCCAACAAGCTGGCCGCGCTGTTCGGCATCGCGCCACAGGACTATCAGGCGGCCTATGGTGGCGGTGGCATGAACATGCAGGGCGGCTCGCAGATGCTGCCCAACCTCGGCGCAGGCCAGCCGGTTCAGGGTCACACTGGCGGCGGCGGATCAAACGCGGCAGCGGGCCTGATCGGCAGCGTTGCGGGCAGCTTTATTCCGGGCCTTGGCCCTATCGGCAGCGCGCTGGGCGGCGCTGTCGGCGGCATGATCCGCAACGGCGGGGACGATTGGAAGACGGTCGCCACGCAAGCGCCGGGCGGCTTCAATTATGCCGCCTACATGCAGCAGCCTGACCTAGCTGCCGAGTGGGCCAAGCCTGACATCAAGGCGCTGTTCGGCGGCAATCAGGACGCCTATGCCAACTGGCACTACAACCAGTTTGGCAAGAACGAGGGCCGCACGCTCGCGCCGATGACCGACACCAAAGGCACGATGCCCACGGGCGGCGCGCAGATGGCGGGGCAGTCTGGCGGCGCGATGGGCGGCGCGTCCAACCCGCTCGCGGAGTTCTACGCCTCGCCCTACGCGAAGCTCGCAACGACCATCAACGACCAGCAGTTCGACCAGATCAAGGGCAACCTCGGGGCTGCGGGCAAGTCCATCAGCGGAGCTGCGGAAGGCCGCTATGCCAAGACGCTTGCGGGAAACACTTACGGCGCGTTCGGAGACTACACGAACCAGCTCGCGAACCTCGCGGGCATGGGGCAGACGAATTCGCAGCTCGCTGCGGCCGGCAACTACGGCGCTAACGCCGGGAACGCCATGATGCAGGGCGGCAATGCTCGAGCGAATGCGCTGACCTCCGCATATCAGGGCTACGGTCAGGGCCTCTCGGCGGCGGCTGGATCGCTGGGTGACTTCTTCAAGAAACCGGGAACGCCGACCTACGGCCAGCCCGGCTATGTCGATCCGTCGCGCGCTGCTTATCCCGGACAAGGGTTCGCCTGATCATGGTTGCTTACACCGCAAGGAAGAACCCGCTGGCGATGCCTACGGGTGCGCCCGCTCCTGCGCCCGCTTTTGACGTCTCGGCGGATGCCTACCAGCCCGGCGCGATGTCGGCTGCGCCAATGACGGCATCGCCCATGACGCCATCCGCAGGCAGTCCGTTCTCACCGCCGCAAGGACCGCCACGCAATGCGCTTCTGGCGTCTGCGCTCGACGGCTTCCAGCGTGGCTTCGACCCGGCAGGCTTCGAAAAGCGCGAGACGGCAAACAAGGCCGCAGAGGGCGACAAGCTGAAACAGACGCTCGCCCTGATGCAGCAACAGCGCGCCTTGCCCGAGCAGCAGCGCGGCCAGTGGTGGCAGCAGAACGCGCCGACGATTTCGAAGATCATCGGGCAGGACGTCTCGCAGATGCCGCTGGACGTCACGAAGTTCAGTGACCAGGCGCTAGACGGGCAGATCGCGGCGCTGTCGGCGCAGGCGGGGATTGGGCCTGTCGTGCCGGAGCCGTACACGCTCGCATCTGGCGCAGAGCGGCGCGGCGCGAACAATGAGATAATCGCGTCCAATCCGATTGAGCGTGCGTCCAAGTCTCCGATCATCATTGGCAACGTGGCGTATGATCCGGTGACTTATGAGCCGATCATCACGGGGGACGCTAAACCAGAAAACCTTCCCGAAGGGATGTGGCGCGGTGAAGACGGCAAGGGACCGCCGCAGCCTATTCCGGGCTATGTGGACATGCGGACGCGGATTGCGCGCGGCAGTCAATCGCCAAGCTCGACTGCGGACACGTACCGGCCGGCAACCCCTCAAGACCTTGCTTCGTGGGGCATTCCCGCTGGGACCGCAGTCAAGATTAACAACCGCACTGGCGAGCCGCAGGTTATCTCTGGCGCAAAGCCCGCATCGGAATACACGCCGACGCAGCAAAGCAAGTTCATTCAGCAAGCCCAAACGCTCGATTCCGTGGATGGCGCTCTTAAAGCTTACACGGACTTGATCGATGCTGCCGGGCCGCAGCTCTGGACGACCGGCATCGGTGGCGACAATCCGAAAGCCAAGCAACTGGATGCCGCTCGCACCGCCATTCTCATCCAGGCTAAAGAACTGTTTAACCTCGGCGTGCTGAACGGCCCTGACCTTGAGATCATCAGCTCGGCTGTTCCCGATGTGACCGGCTCCGAAGCTCTGGGTAAGTCTGCCGCATCAGCCAAGGCGCAATTGAGCGTGCTGACAGACTACATCTCGCGCGGACGCAATCAGATACCGACAGAGCTGCTTGAGCGTGCGCGGCCTAACACGAAGAAGACGCGAGAGGGCGTCCCGTTCCTGCTTGCCAAGCCGACGAACACAGCGGCGGCGGGCGTGCCTGACGGTGTGGACCCCGCAGATTGGGAGTTCATGACGCCTGAACAGAAGGCTCTGTTCCAGTAATGCCACTCACAATCGAACAACAGAGAGCGCTTGCGATTGCGCAGGCGAAGCGGAAACGCGCCGAGGCGGAAGCCGCCCCGTCCCTCCGCTCCGAGACTGACGCCATCATCGAGGAAGCCGCTGCGGCCATTCCTGGCGGCTTCGCGGCGTTCGACGCCAAGCCCGCAGACCCGCAACGCATGGCGGCGATGGGCTATGTGGCTGACCCGCTCGCCAAGTCGGGGTATGCCCGCCCGCAGGCCCAGCAGGCGCCGGTTAAGCTCCGATTGCAGGGCTCACGGGCGGCGGGCTGACAGGATGGGCCAAGACCACGCAGGCCGATCCGCTGCTAGGCGCAACGCAGGCCGTGGACTTCATCAGCCCCGTGGACGACCTCGGACGCGCCTATCAGGGTGCGAAGCAGGCAGGCGCAGGGCTCATTGACGGCGACATGGCGAAAGCGGGCGAGGGCGCCCAGCAGCTTGCCATCGATGGCAGCTTCGCGGCTTTGCAAATGCTCCCCGGCTCGATGGCGGCGCGCGGCCTCAACGTGCCGAAAAACACGCTGGCGCTGAACGTGGCCGATCTGGAACGCGCAGCCATGCAGGCCACCAGAGCCCCGCCTGTGGGCAAGCCTGCTCCGCAAGCCGCAGCCCCCCAGCCGCAGCCCGCGCCCTTCAGCGCCCCCGCAGAGCCCAAGAGCAGCGGCTTCCTGCGCAACAATGCGGACAGGATCGTTGGCGGTGGCGTGGGTGCGTTTGCGGGCAGCGCCGGGGACGCTCTTGCGGCTTCTGGCGGTGACGGCAATGGCGGGCCTGATATCATCAACCCGGTGACGGGCGCCTTTGCGGGCATGATCGCGCCAAGGGTGGCGGCGCGTGGATACCGAGCCGCAGGCAGTGCGATCCGTGGCGGTGGCTTCAACGAAGCGGTTGCCGTGCGCGCGGCGCGCAATGCGCTGGCCCCTGCCGGCCGCTCTGCCGATGAAATCCGCGCTGTAGATATGGCGCAGTATGGCGACAAGCCGTCAGTGTTGGCCGACCTCACGCAGAACGCGCAGAACTTCAGCGTTGGCCTGTCGCGCCAGCCGGGCAGAGCTGCGGAACTGGCAAGCGAGCAGTCAGGCGACCTCGCCCGCACGCGCACGGGGCGGCTGTTCACTGACGTTCAGGCAACAACGAAGATCGACCCGGCGACGGTCACAGGCGACATTGACGTGGCCATCAAGCAGGCATCCGAGGAAATCAGCCCGGCTTACGAAAAGCTGTTTGCGGACAATGCAGGCGTCAACTCCGAACGCCTGATGCAGTTGGCGGATGACCCTGTCGTCGGCCCTTACGTGCGCCGCGCAATCCAGGCGTCCGAAAGCCTCCAGACAACCGCAGGGCAAGCCCCCAGCAACGCGCGCATATGGGATCTGGTCAAGCGTGGGCTGGACCGAACCATCGAAAGCCAGAAGCGTTCGGGCGGGCAAGCGGCGTATGAACTCGAGAAGGCGCGCGGCGCGATCAAGGACGAACTTGACGCGCTCATGCCGGAATACAAACCCTTGCGGGACGCAGCCGACGCGCCACGGATGCGTGACGCGCGCAAGCAAGGCGCACAAGTCGCAGGCGGTGGCCTCTCAGTCGAGAAGGTCCGCGCCATTGCTTCCC